ATGGTGAGCCTGTAATTGTAACAAATATGTATTTAACATAGGGATTGTCGGGACGCTCTCGAACATTTTTTCTACTTTTGTGATGCTTAACCCTTCAATTACCACTCGATAGAGCGGCATTTCCCTGATTTTTCCCGATTCGTAGAGGTTGTTTTGTGTCAGCGTCGGATCCGTTGCCGACCCGGTTGTGGATGCGCCCTGTTTGACCTCTAATGTGTAGGTGTCGATGCCACCTGTTCCCGTAGTGATGAATTTTGCTATGATGATGTCGTTTCGGTTTCTGCCGGATTGCCCGTTGACAATCTCACAGTCAATATAATCTCCGTACGGGATGCGGGCAAAATGTCCGCCTACTACGATAACTCCGTCTTTTACTCGTACTTTGTTGTTACTGATCACCTGACTTTCACATTGCTGGCCGATCATCATGACCCCATCTGATCCGACAATGCTCTGATAAATCGCTGCGTCGTCTTCCGCGTAAATATGTGCCTCCGCCGCTGGGTCGGTATTGATTGTAATTCCTTTCAGTTCTCCCATCTAGTCATCTCCTTTTACTTTATATTCTGTTGTTGTTTTTCCGTTTTTTGTTTTTATGATTTTTCTAACGATCGGCTTTTGTAGTCTCGTTCCTGTAATTTCTTCATATCCGCCGACGATGTCGCCGATTTCCAAGTCGATCCCTTCTACGTTTACGTCGATGCTTTTATAGTTTTGCAGCTCTTTTAGACGCTTTGCTCCATCCTCTTCCAGCTTTTCTTTGTCTGCGCTCGAAAACTCATAAACCGCTTCATTTTCTTCAAGTCCAGTGTAATACGGGGTCTTTCCGATGCTCCCGTCCTTTTGGACGTATAAATGCAGAATGATCCTTTCTTCGTTTTGTCCTTTTCCGGCACAGATTAAGTGATTCACGCCACCTCTGTAATCTTTTACGGTAAACTGCACCTCTCCATCTTGCGAGTATTCCAGCGTTTCCGAATAGTTTTTGATCTGTACGGCTCTGACGGAAACGTATCCATAATCAAGGTTTTCCGGCTCAACGTAGCTGATCTGCAGGCGATATCCTTGAGCGCTTAACATTTTATCGACTGCATCATATAACGTGACGTATCGGTCGATCTGCCAACCTGTGACGGTGATCCCTGCCTTTTCTTCCGGCACAAAAAAAAGACCGTCGAATCGGTCTTTGATAAGATCTCTCAAAATATCGTTTAAATCTCCGCTTACTGTCAGGTGATCCTTTCCCTCCGGCGGTTCTATGATTTTTCGCTTTAGCAGTCCTCTCCACGTTGTGCCGCACCACACAATTTCTTGCGTTTTGGTCATCACTTCAAGACTGTTTAGGATTCCGCCGTATTCTGTTCTCGGTACAAAAATGCGATTTCCGTACCAGTACCGCTCTTTTGTCCACTCTTCCTGCGGCAAGCAGATTTCAAAGTCGTCCGCATCTCCAAGATCCATGTCGATCGCAACGCTCTGATCTAAAAATCCCAGCTCTTCTCCGTTTTTTCGGGCAATGGTAAATTCTAGCGGAAATAGATCTGCATTTCGCACAATCAAGTCCCGAGTTTCTTCCGTTACTCCACCATTATCCCCAGTTGCGGTAATCATTACCGGGTAAACCACTTCTTTCGCTTTCGTTGCCGGCGCGTTTAGTTTTCCTTGATAGCGATTTTCTCCGATTTCCGGTAAATTCTGCGCTCTCCCATTTAGCGCTGCTTCCACCCGCTCCATCTTGGTTCGCTCCTTTCCTCGTAAATTACGAGATCCCAGTCGAATTTACCCGACCACACAACTTTTTGCCGGCCGGGCGGGATTTTCTTGAAAAATGTCTTTCCTTTTTCCCGGTTGTGAAACGCGTTGACTTGTTCGCCGTTTTTTGACACTTTCGTAATGATCCTCGTGCGGCTGTCTATCTCCAGCCGCTCTCCTTGCTCTAAAACAATGTTGACCAAATAGCTTTTATCTCCGATGATGACTTGAGGGTTTGCAACCGGCCCATAAATTACAAGTGTAAAATTTGCGTCTGTAAAATGAGGGTTTTGGATGTATGTGTTGTTCATGCCATTCGCGTAGCGGCATGGGTAACGCCCGGGGTAGCGTTTATTGTCCGTAGACGATGCGCCGTAGCTGTGAAACGTGTACGGGTTTTCTGTGATCCAAAATGGATACGGTGCGTACACATTCATTTTTTTCCTTACGGTGCGTGCTAAATTGCACTCTTCGTATTTTGTTCCTACTATATAGCATTCGATGTATCCCCCTTTGAAGTATAGCTTTCCCGGGGATTTCGCCTGTAAATCTCTTTCTGTGATTCTGTGCAATCTTTCTGCCGACTCGGCTCGTTCTTCCTTGTTCCCTCGGAAGTCCAATATCATTTCATACCTTTTGGCTTTTTTTCCAAAACCGTTTATTTTGCTTCCTATTTTTAATTCGCTTTCGTCTAACTCCCACTCGTAATCATATAGTCCCGCTTTTTTAATCTGCGTTTTGATCCGATTGTCCGAAAGATTTATTTCTTCCCCTGTGCTCCCGCTTTTATACACGAGCATGGAACATCACCCCCAAATCAGACAGCGTCCTTGTTACCTCTCTATTTCCTATATACGCCACCAGTTTCATTTTGCTCATTCCTTCCAGTATTGTATCCCGAAAGATATTTTGTTCTTTAATTCCGGCTCTGCCTGCTTTTGTATCAATTTTTCCGTTTATGTCACTAAAATTCAGTGACTCCATAACGGAGCTTTTTACGGATTCCGCGCGATCTTTTACTCCCATTCCGTAAGAGTCCATCGTGTTATTCCCCATGCGCCTAAACACATGAGACGGCGAATGTATTTCAAGTTTTTCGTTTGCTGCCCTGATGGCTGCCCCTGTCGCTTCCGTTATCGCATATATCACTTGTGATTTTCCCTGTTGTATTCCCAGCGCAAGTCCTTCTGGTATCCTCGTTCCTATATTTGCAAATTGTGTTACTGTCAGCATAGAGTTTAGCTGATTTATAATCGTCATTGCAACTCCCGTGCTTGCAATCATCACAGTTGCTTTCCCTAAATTCATCCCATTCGCAAGCCCTTGATCCACATAAATTCCCGATCGTGTTGTTTTTGCGGATGGGGAGCGTACGTCGAGTCCGTTGTTTACAGATTCAATCACTTTCACTCCTAAATCATGCCCTTGCGCTTCCGCTGCCGCTTGAGCATCTTGCATCCCTTTCACGAGGCCCGCAACCGTGTTTGCTCCGCTTTGCTGCATGATCGGAGCTAAGTTTTCCATTCCTCCGGCTATATTTGCCGCTCCACTCTCAAGTAACTGCTGCCCCCACTGATCGGTCATGCCTTTTATGTCAACGCTCTGACTCCAAAGCTCATTCGCTTTCGCGAGTTCTTCATCTGTCATGGATGCGAATGTAGCGACATATCCCGATCCTTGTGGACCCATCTCTGCAAGTTTTTGTAAGATCCCCTCATTAATTCCTTTGTTTGCGAGTGTGGAAAGATTCTGTTCCCATTGCGTCACGCCGTCTACTTGGCTTTGCATGTTCGACAGAAGCTGTTGTGTAGATATTTCTACGCCACCGTCAAATGCCTCGAACATGTCCATCTGTGAGGACAGTGCGCTTTGTACGCTTTCTTGCATTGTCAACACACTGTTTGTTACATCTGTCGCGAGTTGTTGTTGCGCTGCTGACAATCCCTGGTATGCCGCCAGTTCTTCCCCAGCTTGCTCGATACTTGCTTTTGACGCTTCCTGTTTTTCCGTTTCCGCATCCGCATTCGCCTGTTTTGCTGCCGTGTTGTCGTCGGTTGCCTGTGTGTTTCGTTCTGCCTCCTCCGTATTTTTCTGCATATACTCGTAAGCGCTTTGATACTTGTCGTTTACTTCATTGCATTTTTCGTTCAGCTCTCCAAGCGCTTCCGTCTGTTCTTTTTGTCTTTCTTTTAGTTCCGCCTCTGCTTCGCTTACATCGGACAGCGCTGTATAATAATCCGTCAGCTCTCCGTTGAATTTGATCTGTTTTTCTGTTCCTTTTTCAACGGTTTCATAGTTTCCGTTTAAAAGGTTTTGTCGATCCTGTTCAAGTTTTTTTAATTCATTATCAATG